ACGACACCGCAAACTTAGTTGTTGGAGATAATGAAATCTTCACGGCCGACTCGGGTTTATTCCATATTCCCACAGGAATTTCTGCTTCTCAGGGTGCAACATTTGCTGACAGCGTGACAATTACAAGTAAAGGTGATGCTGCACTATACTTAAGAGCAGATACCGATAATGCAACTGAGTCAGACAATCCTCTAATTGAAATGTCACAAGATGGAGTCGCTGTTAAATATCAATTGGGTATATTGGGCGCAAATGATGATGTAGCAGACAACAGTAAAGCAAACTGGGCGTATATTAATACCACTTATTCGGGAAGTGGTCTACACATAATGACTGATGATGCTTTGAGAATGAATTTCCACGATGACGGAAACATCGGTATCGGAAATACAACTCAAGCCTTATCCCCGGGCGCAGCACTGGATATTACCGGAGGTCTAATTGTTACTGAAGGAGCAACATTTGGACATAATGTAATAATTCATAATGCAAGTGACGTTGCTCTTACAGTCAAGGGAGACACAGACAACTCTGGTGAAAATGACAATCCACTCATTCGCTTGGAACAAGACAGTGCCACTGTCAGTTGTAACATCGGAATCAATGGTGACTCGAATAATCAATTTACAGGCGCACAACCAAATGCGTTCTACATTGAATGCGAGGCAACTGCGGGATCTGATAACCAAGTGATTCAATTTGCAACCGCTAATAATGATAGAATGACAATTCTGGGAAATGGTAATATTGGGATTAATAATAATAATCCTCAACATTTATTACACCTTGAAGGCGGAGGAATATCCGCAGATGGTGCTACATTCGATAAATTAACTCTTAGTGGTGATCTGATCATGCAAGAAGATCAGATTATTACAATTGGTGGTGATACTGAACATATTGCATTCAACGGTGGTGGTGCAGAAATAAACATCAGAGCAAATGAACTTTCAGTTGATCGTTATATACAACACTTCGGAGACAGTGCAACTGCTATTGACATGCAATCGGGAAGATTGACTATATCAGCAAGTACTGGTGGTAGTCGTCAGGATGTGATAGATGTTAGCGGTGCTGGTGTCACCTTCGAAAAACCATATCGTGAAACAGTATATGACATTGGAACAATTACCACCAACACCAGCATTGATTTCAATGATGGTACTGTTCAGACAGTAACTGGAAATGGAAATTGTCAATTCACCTTTACGAATCCACCCGCATCTGGTCTTGCAGGAACAGTAACTCTCGTCATCACAAACGGCGGAGCAAATACTACAACATGGCATTCAGCGGTTGATTGGCCGAGTGGTGTTGCACCATCTCTCACATCATCAGGTACAGACGTACTTTCATTCTTGACTACTGACGGTGGTACGAATATTTACGGATTCGTAGGTGGATTGAACTTCTCATGAGTTTAGGTGCAGGAAGAGCAGCGAGTGCGAGAGAGTACCAAGTCTTATCGACTACCAATATCACTTCGACTGGTTCACAAAACTATACTGTACCAGCAGGAACACTCTATCTCGAAATCGAGATGTGGGGTGGAGGAGGAGGTGGTGGTTGGGGAAACGCACAATTCGGAAGAGGCGGTTCATCCCACTTCAATGGAGGTGGAGGCGGTGGTGGTGGTTATGTTAAACATAAAATACTAAATGTAAATGTAAGCGAAGATGCCGTCGTAAACTTTACTGTGGGTGCAGGAGGTGGAGGTGCTACAAACTCAAACCAAGGCACTGCTGGTGGAAATACAACTCTCAATAATATTACACCAGATGGAGGGGACGCAGTAGATTTATCTGGTCCATCCGCAGGTGGTGGGGATGGTGGTCACTCTTCTGGAGGTGCTGGCGTTGGTGGTGAACCCGGAGACGCTGCAAATGGTAACATAACAAATACAGACGGAACCGAAGGTGTAGATCGTGACCAATTTTCCAGTGGATCCGTTGTAGATGGTGCAGACGGTGGTGCTGCTGGTAATGGTGGTGCAGGTGGTGATGGGGGGACTAGTTCCGCCGCAGCGGAAGCGGGAACTGTACCCGGTGGTGGTGGAGGTGGTGGTCGATCTCAGTCGGGTGTAAATGGTGGTGCTGGTGCAAACGGAAAAGTTATTGTAAAAGCATTTGGATGATTCTAAATATTACTGTTGACAATGTTTAAAAATAATGTATATTACATATGTTCTCTTAAGAAATTTAGGTAGGGGTATGGTTAGGGAGGTGCGTTGCCTCCCCCCCTACTCTACCTAAAATCCATTATTATGAAAGGAATATAAAATGGATGAAAACAATCGAAACCAAGATGTTCGTCTTCGTTGCATCGGTATTGCAATGAACGTAAGTCAAATGAAGCATCAGTATGATACACAACAGTGGATGCGAACAGGCACTCCTCCATCACAAGGACAAGCCGGAATTCCCCCACAAGGTGAACCACCTGCTCCTCCTGAAATGGTGGAAATTTTCGAGTCCGCTACTGAAATTTTTGATTATGTTAGTCAGGAAGAAGCAGTTGTATCCGCATAATGAGTTGAAATATTACAAGAAACATGAATCAGTAAAAGACCCTTTGTTTGCAACAGACGAATCTGCTTGCTTTGATATTCATGCTCATTTCTCAGAATCAATTACGGTTGGTGTACCATCTCCAAAAGTTGTTGTTTATACAATGGAGAATAAAAAGGA